ATGATTGGTACAACAGTTTTAGGTATTGGCACTGCTGGTTTGGGGTTAGGATTATTGGGTGCTGGTATTGGGGTGTATGGCGCAATAACGTATAATAACGACAAAAAAAAGAAAATAGAAACATTAAAAAATGGGCTTGAAAATTTTGAGTGGTGTAAAAAATATGATTCGAACAAAAATATGGTTGATGCAAAAGGATTCCATGAATTGTATTTAGAAACTGAAGGGATAAATGCGGGGAAAGAAAAAGTAGAAGCAATTAGTGGAAACTCGGATTATGTTAAAATCATAAATTATCCAGGACTACTAAAAGAAATCGATAAAATCGATAATTCTTATATTACTGATTTTTCTTTACAACCATTAAGTACTAAATGGTATTTTCCAACATGTTATGATTATAATCAAAAAACCGATTCATGCGATACAAAAGGGGGTAATAAAAATGGCGATGCTTGTGATGAGGCATTAATAATACCCCATGGATTAATTAATTTAACTAAAATAACAGACAATAGTTATGGACATCAAATTCCAAAAAAAATTGTATGGAGACCAAAAAAAGAATCAAAAGGAGGACCCAGTGATACACAAATGACATTAGAAAAAGCAGCCCAAAAGCAAGTTAATGCCTATATTCAAGAAAGAGGGAAAAAATGTAACCAACAATGGAAACAATATGAAATAGATCGTATTAATAATATAAATGATTGTGCATTGGTCAAGGGTAAATATAATCCAACTATTGATATTGCTGATTTTATAAAAAAAAGTCAATTAAAAGCAAAGGCTATTAAGGACAAAAAAGAACAAATAAAAAATGGTTTATCTGGTATAACTAAAAAAGAAGCAGCCGCTGCTTCGGCCGATGCTGCTTCGGCCGATGCTGCTTCGGGTGCTAATACATCTAAAAAGGAGGAAAAGGAAAAAGAGGAAAAAAAGATTTCTCCTCAAGAACAAAAACTGAATGAAGAAGAAATGAACAAGATGGTTAAAACCTGCGAAGAGATTGATTTAATGATTATCTCTATCTTAACCGCAACAAATATAATGGATAATAGTAAAGTAGAAAATAAAGATTTTATCGATTCTTTTATTGCTAATTATTTTAATATCGATAATAATAAAAAGGAAAATTTGAATGAATTTGAGATCAAAATAGAATTGTCAGATTCTCTATCGATTAATTCAAAAAATATTAACACTTTATTTTTTAAACAAAATTGGGAAAATACAAATAAAAAAGGATGGGTTATTGATTGGAATAAAGAACATATTTTAGAAATATTAAGATTAAATGAATTAATTGAAACCCAAAATATGAAAATAAAAGGACTTTCAGAAGAAGATACGATAAAATATAATACAGATAATCCAAATTTCCAGTTTGAAATACTAAATATGGTTACAAAACGTGATAATTTACAAACATCTTTTTCATATATGAATGAAAATGTAATAAAAAAAATAAATAACAATTTAATAACTAAAATAGTTCATGAAAATCCAGGCGGTAGCATAGTTTCTATATATGGCGACATCACGAATTCAGGAGAACTTGATAAACCATCAATATTACCTACTAACAATGATTTAATTGTACCAAATAAAGAGATAGATAAACATTTATTTATTACATCACTACAAGAAATAGTGAAAAAGGGACGTGGTGATAGATTCTTCAACCCAAAAGAAAAAAAAGGAAATTTAATAATAACGTGTATTAAATCACCGATTAATATAGATTTAGATGATATAATTGAACAAACTAAAGAAAAATTAACAACCATCCGAAATGATTATATTGAAGAATCTTTGTTAAAATCAAATAATGATTCCGAAAAGGAAGTATCAAAATATTTAGGAAAATATACTTGGTATAAACAATATTATAATAGTCCTAAAAAAGATATAAATCATGGATTTAATACATTGTATTCACATTTATTACATAAATTATTAGAACCTAACAATATAGTATTTGAAGATGAAACAAAGAACCGAGAGAATAATTATAATTTATTTAAAAAAAGCTTCCCAAAACAAGTAAACTCTATATTAAATTCTCAAAACAAAAATGAGATAATGTCAGACTACTCTAAAAAATATAGTGATGATGCAACATATGATTTTGTAGGATATACCTATATAAATGAATATGTGGAAAATACAGAGAAAAAGAAATTACCTGAAATACCAAAAGATATAGTACGTATATCTTTATCTAAATTAGCAAGCATGAATGATAGCACATCTCAAGAGGTTATTGATGCTATATTATTTGAAGAATATTATTCTAAAAAACAACATAATATGATTACAAATGCCAAATTATTGTTAAACAGTGAAGGTATAAATAATCCATCATTAATTCAAACCGCCAAAAAAGTATTGTTCCTTACATTACAAGATCATAATGAATACTTAAAATGGAGAAATAGTATTGATAATTCATGTTCTATGACCATGAGTGAAAATGATATAAGAAAACAATGGGAGGAATGGAAAGATAGTCTAACGTTACAACCAAAAAAATTGCCGACAGACGAAGAATTAGATGAATCTGGTTCATTTATTGGTTCTGCTAAATTATTCTACAATAAGGTAAAAACTAAAGCAAAATCTAGTATAGCTAAATTAGTTGACACTGTTACATCGGTTAAGGCTGAACCAATAATGGAACTTAATCCAGATTTTTCATTTAAAGAGTTTGTTAAGGATACATTATCTAATTTAAATAATTTGAATACCAAAAAACCAAAAAAATTAATCCATGAGTATATATTCAAAAGTATATTACAACATATCTTTCCAGATATGATAACCAAAAATATGACAGACCCAAATGCTCCAACATTTGATTTAAACTTACGCGCCTATACACAGACATTAGTGGATGAAAAAGCAAAAAAAAAATCAACCGCTGCGAATGCGAATGCGGCTAAGGCTCCCAAAGACAAACCGACGGGAACAATAAGTAGTGATGAAATTATTAAAATGGCCGAATTTGAAAAAGCGACAATAGAAGTAAATAAAGCAAATATTGGGACAGACACAGCTCAAGCTAGATTTAAAATTATGAAAAAATTAAAAAAACGCATGTTTGAAAATTTGTATACAAAATATAAGGTGTATGTTAGCAAAAAAGATGATCAAAAATGGAAACAAAAAATCTGGATATATTTTATTTCAGATGAATATAAAAACGACAAAAGTGATACATCAATAGATCCATCCACGGATCAATTCACAGTTAATATTAAGAATTATATTAAATTAAAAGATATAATATTGATAAACTTAGTACATAAATATTTATTTGAAGCGATTGATTTTATTATAGATAAATTTAAATTAATTGATGGACAATGTTTCATTATTCAAAATTATATAAACCATTTTAATTATCCTAATATTAATAAACCAAATAATTTTGTTACACTATGTAATAAAGTATCTGAACATATAAATACCATAGATTGTTCACATTTATATCCATCCGACAAAAAAAAACAAAAAGAAGGTGGTTATGCATCTAAATCAATAAAAAAAGAATTAAAAATAGGACAAACGGATGTATTAGCAAAAGAGGAAAAAAATATCATAAAATATATGCGTATTTTATATGAATTAAAACGATATTGGAGTGATTATAATCTAAATAAAATAGAAGATATGGCTATTACAAAACTATTCCAAGATACACAATATAAACAATCATTTATAACCTTTTTATGGGCACAAAGAGATATTAATAGTAATAAATTGGGATTTAGTGGTGTTGGATTATTCAATAAATTAGAATGGCATATCCCAAATGATATTAATTTAACAGGTATACGAAGAATAGATTTGATTTACAAAGAAAATATTATTAATCTTAAACAATTTTATAAAGGAAAAAGCCAAAAGAGCACAACAGCAACATATTCAAAAATATTTAATGATATTCATTGTAAAGAATTAATAGACCATATGACAATATTTAATTATATATTTACTGATGCTATGACGGGGGTGGACACTGGTAAATTGGAATCGTTACGTAAAAAATGTATTGATATTATTAACAAAAATCCAATGTATTCAGTCAATTATCTATCTATACTTAAATCACCTAAAATAGATATAAATATGTTTAATGCTAAGGTGATGGAGGAAGAGGTTACCGCAATCAAAAAGGCTGTATTAGTTGATATATCTGCCGACACTGTATCAGATAAACTGGATGTGGACGGGTCATTTGAAGAATTAAAGGAAGAAGAAGAAATGAGTGGTGGTGGCATGAAATATATACCAATGGAATTAATCTAAATACATATAGTTAGAACCATCATATTCAATATACAGATTTTCAACCAATTTATCAATCGTTTTTGTTATTAATGTATTATCTACTTTATATTTTTCTTTTATGAGTCCAACCAATACACTATCAATCATACTTTTTTTATTTTTTAGTAACCGAACACAATAGGCTTCTATTAATTCTTGTTTAGTAAATACTATTTCTTTTTTTTGTGATTTGGATATATCTTTTTTTTTAGCTTTCAAAAATTTAATGACAATATTTTTTGATGATAGTGTTGTATTTAATGTACATATATTAGAATCTACTTTATCAATGATATTGTAATGTTCTAACAGTTTAGAATATGGTTTATTTAATACAACACTATTATTAATATTGAATTTATACAATATATTCGCTATTTTTAATGGACATGTAATTTCAATTGTTGTATTATCATTCACATAGTAATTTAATATACACGAAGATAAATCATGATTCCAATCAAGTTTTTTAGTGCTATATTTACAATTATAAAATGTGGTAAAATGTTCAGTTAATGTATTATATTCTTTGTTAAATACTGGTGATGAAAAAGGTGTATTGTATGGATCTATATTCCATATTCCATCTGTGGCAAGAATAATGGTTGATGGTACATCATAAATAGAATTAAATTCATTACTAGTTTTAATAGATTCTTCTAAATCAGTTTTTATTTTTTTCAATTTATATAATATAGAATGACTATTTGATTTCCAATCACTACATATTTGTTTTATTATATTTATTTCAATCTTTATATAGGTTAGATTGAAATTATATTTGTATAATCGCTTTACTAAATAATTTTTATAGTAAATTGGAATTAACTCATTATCTTTAAATTTTTTGAAATACAATAATAAACTGCTATAAAAATAAGGTTTATTTACCTTTTTGTATAATACATTTCTAATATATTTATCATAACTGTCACAAACACTTTCAGCATCTTCAAAAATATTTTTTGGAACAATGGTGTCACAATTATAATATACAATAAATTCTATATTCATACATTCATCGTAAATCATATGTGATAAATAAAATACTTCTAAAATATCACTAAAATTAGTTAGACTATTATATAATTTATTGAAATAATCGTTTATTTTTAGTTTTATGTATTGTGTATCATTACAATAGTTTATTATTTTTGTTAATAATTTAATATCATCATATAAATTGGTATTTTGTATGGGATGTAACAAAATACGATCATATTCAATTTTCATTATATCGCTAAATTTATATAAAATTCGTTTTTTGAATAGTGATATATATTTTTTCTTTAAACACTCTAAATTTAGTATATCAAATGTACTCATGTAAAATATATTAAAATTATCGATCATTGTCACTAATACATTAATTGAATCGTATGGTTTTTTGCTAAATTCAATACAACAATTTTCAATATGTTCTAATAATACATCTCCAATATGGATATCAAAAAAAGTGGTATCTATTATTTTTTTGTGTATACACATAAATATAGTGTCCAAAAACTCATTTAATAAATATATTGGACTATCGATTTGTTGATTACTAAAATCTAAGTATTTTATAAATATAGTATTGAATAATTCTATATTTTTAAATATAATGCTGTTAAACCAATTTTCAATACCATATTTATTATAATCAATAATAGTGAATGAACTATCTAATATAGATAGTTCTTTATTTACATAACTAAATATGTTGTTGATAATTGCTATATTTTTAATATACAAATTTGTTTGTTCATAATAATAATCTAGTATATCTTCTTTATATTTTATATTATTAGATATTTTGTCATTGAAAATAATTATAATATTATCTAATGTATTGAAAATATTTTTGTAACTATTTATTGTTAGTTGACGGCTATCATACGATTTGTATTTTTGAATTCTTAAACTTGATTCATACATATATGTATAGAAATCTGATTTATTGAAATCTTTGTTATTAAGTAAATTATTTATTTCTACATGTATGGTATTCAAGATATCATCTATATTCATATATTAATTATTTATTATTTTGTTAAATATATTCAATTTTAATTATTATTTCACTAATCTTTAAAATAATAATTTAAGGCTTATAGTGTTATAATAATTAATGGATTTAAATTGTTATTTAATAGAACCTGCCGAGAATTTTATTTCATTGTTATGTAAACCAATCTCAACATATTTTAATAGTAATAATGAGAAAAACAGTCTTTATAACAAATGGAAATTTAATTTTATAGAATTGTACAACAACAAAAGCGAATTTTTATGTATGGCTCATACCGAACTAAACCATGATAAAGGAGATGAACAAAAAATATTGGAAACAAATTACTTTGATAATTATTTAATTGTTAAAAAAAATTTTAGATTTATATCTGACAGTTTAAATATATGGAATAACAATATTTTAATAGATGATGATAATTTTATATTAAATATAGAAGATTTTAGCGACAATCCGAACAATAATGAAATGATATTTGATTTAATTAATAAAGAAAAAGAGAACAAACATTTTATAGAAATAAATATGTTTAGATTTATAGTGTTTGTATACCAATATTTGAATATTTTTGAAGAACGCTCTATAAATAATAATTTATGGAATTATTCATTGCGTTCTAGTACATTTTCTTACAAATGTTTTTTTATAGGCATATTTACATTGATCATACAATATGTTTGGGTTGGGGCGTTAGTATACAGTGTTGTAGATGATTATTCCACGACTGATAATATATTAATTATGATAATATCAGTATTATCCACAATATTGTCATTATTATACAGTTATAATTCTATAAAATCCTATTTTTATTCACGATATTTGTACAAATTTTTAATACGTGTATATGATGATTTTCCAGAAATAGCATTATCAAAAAATGAAAGAATGGAAACACAGTATGAAAAACGAAAAATAACGATGAAAAGATATCATATTGTATATAATTGGTGGGCTGATTTTTTCTCAAATTTCATATTACCAATTGGTATTCCAATGATCAATTTTTTCATAATATTGAATTCAGAATCAATAATAGATGCTATACTTAATTCAGTCGCTATATTTTTTATAGTTCAAATTGATGAAGATCTATATAATTATAGTGATTATGACAATGAAAAAAATAGTATTAATTTTACAAGATGGTTAATATCAGTCGTTTATTGTCACTATTTTCCATTATTTAAAGATATATTTCAATTAGAATCGGAAAAATGGTTTGCTAAAATTTTTAAATTATCTAAAAAATATAAAAATAATAAAATTGCAGTAAATGAATATAATTAGATCAATATTTATAAAAATATTTTAGAGCATTAATATATATGAATAAAGTGTTATTACAATTATTTGGCGCATTACTAATATTTGTATGTGTTGTATTTTCTATACTAAATTATGCTATCAAAAATAGACAGTTTACGTGTAATCGTTATATATTAAACACCTATTTATACATTATTTTAACATTCATCATTATGGCTATACAACTATTATTGATGGAATATAATGGTATTAAATTTAATCCTAGTTTAATGTTGTTTATTGGAATATTTATATTAACACTTGTTTTTATTGTATTATTACATAAAATATCATCCTTAAATATAGTATTAAAACATTTTGTTTGGTTAGTATTTATTCTATTCCTAGGGTTAATATTTTACCCAATGTATACATCTTTTATAGATAAAAAAGAGATGATTTTAAGTGCTATTTTAACAACAGTGTTATTATTTATTGGATTGTCAGCAATAGCCTATTTAAAACCAGAATATATATCGTTATCATGGGGGCCTGTATTATTATTACTACTTATTGGTGGTATTATAATGGAATTATCATTACGATTTATTATGAATAAAGGTAATAACCGTTCAAAATGGTTTAGAGTAATGTCTTATTTTTTCATTATTGTATTTATGGTATTTATATTATATGATACAAAACGATTACAAATAAATGCTAAAAATTGTGTTATTGCTGATTATATCAAAGAGTCATTGGGATTATTTTTAGATGTATTCAATATATTTGTCCGAATACTAAGTCTTGGAAGATGATATAATTATACATTACTTTGATCATTAGAATGATTAGATTGTTCTTCATCTAATTGTTCTTCATCTATTTGCTCAGAGTCTTGATTGTCTAATGAGCGATTATTTAGTTGATTAAATGTGTTGTAATTTTTATCATCTATATTTATTATTACATTATCATTTAATTGATGCTTCATAATAGTAGACGATCCTTTAGTATCTGAATGATATACAGTTTTCTTGGTATTTTCGAGTTTCTTTTTTTTGTCATATTGTTCCACAATAAACTGTGGAACAAAATAATTACATTTACTTTGTATATCCAATATTTGTTCTTCTAATTTATCAGTAAAATCCTCTTCGTTTGGCATCTCTATTTCAAATTTAATACTAATAATTAGATTATTATATTGCTCTGCAACAGTTCTATGAGCTTCCTTTTTAGCACTATATTGACATGCTCCAGCCAATGACTGTAATACAGATGATATAGAAGCAACTATACCTACACCAATTCCAAATCCATTTTGTGCACCAGTGCTAACATATTGCGATGTCGATAAGAAAGAAGCAATTCCAGAAAGCGCAGTGATTGCAATAGATGGGGCAAAAATATTAAAATTCATTTTTTCATAATATTGCGATGCTCTAGAATGTAATGAACTAAGACGTTGTAATCTTTCTAAGATTCTATTGTAAAATATATATTTCTTTTTGTTAAACCATGGTGGGTATACATAAGTATCAGTAAATAAACTATTACTAATATTAGATTTAATAGAAATATCCGACATATATAAATAATCAATTAAAGTATTTAAGAATATAAAACGAATACATTCAATGGGCGTTTTTTCAAATATTGGATTTTTAGGTGGTATATTAATTTTGACTGGGATTATAACTAGTGGTTCTATAATTGGTGGTGGAGTTCATATTTTTAAACATTTTAATGATTATAAATGTGGACATTTAAATTATGGAATATTAGCGGGTGTTGTAAGTTTGGGATTGCTTTTGATTAACGTAACATTATATGCTTTAACATGTGTCAAAAAATCGTCATTAGTATTTCCATCATTATGTATAATTGGTAGTGCGATATATAATGGATATTTGTATGATAAATTAGATTCACAATGTACTGTTTATTATGAAACCGAAAATAAAAAATTATGGGATTTTTATATTTATTATGCTTTGGCATTATTAGTTATTATAGTTTTAATTGTAACAGGGTTTATATGGAATTGTTGTAAAAAGAAAAAATAAATATGTGTAAGCACATCTAACAATGTTTGTTTATAAATTCTATAGCATCTTTACATGATATTCGTTCATCTGAACTATATTCTAAACATAAATATACAAGACGAATTAATTGATATTTTGTATATTCATCATAACGTGTTTTATCATACACAAAAAAACGATCTAAAATATTAGACCCATATCCAGGAATTAATGATTTATTTTTCATTGTTTTAATATTTAATGGTTTGTATCGTTTGTCATAATGAACTTTTATAAAAGAGTTAGAATCGATATATTCAAATGTTGGACATCCTAATATATATTGAATATATATTATTTGATCTAAATCATGTGATGCTGGAAATAATGGCTTACCTTTTATTATTTCAAATATCATACACCCCATGCTCCACATATCTATTTTTTCATTATATGGACTACCAAATATTATTTCGGGTGATCTATACCATCGTGTTTGTATAAAATGCTGTTTTTCTATATATTTGTTAGTTAAAACCTTTGATAGGCCAAAATCACCAATAACAATATCAAAGGTTTCGTTTTTGAAAAATACATTTTCAGGTTTCAAATCCCCATGTATTATTTTAGGATTGCTACTGGTCAAAAAATCTAATCCATATAGTATATTTTTAATAAGTTTTACTTTATCCATTGTTGAACTATCACATATCTTATCTTTCTCACTATATAAATTACCACTATATAACTTAAATACTATTAAATTATGATATCTAAATTTAGCACCATAATAAAATAATGTAAAAACATCATTCGTCATTTTATAGTCTTCCTTTCGTTTTCGTAATAGTTCTAAAATATGATATTCATTTTCAAATATCATATTATTTTGATCAGCATCTAATTTCTTTAAATTGCTAAATATTTTAATAGCCTTTTCCCTTTGATATTTATGATCATATACTTTTACAACATCTCCATAACTACCTTTTCCTAATATTGATTTTATTTGATATCTATATTCAATATGGTCATTGTTTATTAATCTGTATCTTTCATTATCAGTGAAAGTTTCACTATCTTCTAAAAAATCTTGGTATGATTTGTATTTATTAATCTTATTTTCTTTTTTTCCAATATAATAAATAGTATTATAATTTTCTATTTCTTCTTTTTCAATATGTGTTAATTCCGAACTTATAGAATCAATATTAGGGGGTTTGTCTAAATCATATAATTTATCCATCTATATTTATAAAAGAAAAATCTTTAACATTTTTTTTTTATATGTATATAATAATGAAATTTAATGTACCATTATGTTTAGTATTAATAAGCATTCTTATATTAGTATTGATTACATTATGCTCTAAAAGAGAATTTTTTAATGATAAAGTATCAAAAGAATTAATACCATCGGTAAAACGTCCATATGTTAATATTTTTGACAATAATGGAAATAAACTCAATGTTATTTTAATATCAAAACCATTCAAAAATGAAGATGAATTTAAATTGTACAAAGAACACAAAGATAATAATATATTTTTAGGTATTTGTAGTTATTTAGAATTTCCAAATTTACCATCAAATCCTTATGAAAGTTTCAAAAATAATTATGAAAAATATAAATATACCGAAATATGCGAAGGATGGATACATGGATTCAGAAATCCAGACAATTATTTTCCACCAGATATACCATTACATTTTGCCAGTGAATCTGATTGGATAGACTGTAATGTATCTAAACCAATAAAAGACCAAGAAAAAATATATGATTTTATTTATATATGTTTAAAAGTAGATGAACAAAAATCAAAATGTGATGATTGGGCAACATATAATAAAAATTGGACATTAGCCAAAAAATGTTTAGATGTATTTTGTAATGATTATAAATTAAAGGGACTTTTAATAGGCCGAAAAGGATGCGAATTGCCGAATGGATGTAGTTATATGAAAACTACAAACATGTTAAAACATGGAGAATTACAAAAAATTTATAGTCAAGCAAAATTTTTATTTTTACCAAATGAAAAAGATGCTTCTCCACGGGTATTAACTGAAGCATTGGCATGTGATATACCATGCCTAGTAAATAAAAATATATTAGGTGGATGGAAATATGTGAATGAAAATACTGGAGAATTTTTTAATGATGAAACTGATATTTCTGGGTCACTAGATACATTAATGAATGGTATAGATAATGATAAATATAGACCAAGAGATTATTATGTCAAGAATTATAGTGTAGAAAACTCTGGTATGAAATTAAAAAAATTCTTATACAAACATTGGGGAAATAGAATAAATATTCCTGAAAACGATATAAAATATGTTAGTCCAGAATTTTCTAAAAAAGACTTTCAAACATGCAAATCAGCGGTATTATAAGAATTATAGAATTATAGAATGTATTATCGTAATGGAAGAATTAATGATCCAACATATTCACTTACCCAATCTAAATCATCTTTCAACGATGATGTGTCATCATGATCTTCCAATGAGTCTGATTCATCATGATAAACTAAATCATATATAGAATAACACATTTTTTTTAATTCTTCAGTCTCGTTTACTTGGTCCATATGTTTAGTTAAATCAATATCATATTCCTTAAGATTTCCATATTCATTAATATTTGTATGTCTAAAAATAGTTTCTTGTATCAAATCATTACACTGAAGATAATAACCATTATCAATCCGTTTTAGACAGTCAAACATTGTGAATATAGTATTTGAACTTAAATAATTGTGTTTATAGTAAAATTTAATATATATATCACCCATTTCACTATCATCTAGATCTATATCTTTTTTATTAATATACACACCATGTAGCATTAAATATACGTTTTTTTTTCCAATAGCAACCGGATATGGAGTATCATTATATATTGGCGAATAAAAATCTACAATTGTATCATCATATGGTATAGTAAAATTATAGATTCTATCTCCAATATATGTGTATGAACCATTTACAGATTTCATTAACATTGTATTACCAATACAACATGTTTCATGATCTTTTCCTTCAAATAATTCGACAAAATAACATTTTAGCAACATATTACTATAAAAACTAGACACATCTTTATCCCAATATAATGAAGTATTGTCAAGATGTGTCAGCGTCGCCAAGTTACCATTATCTGAATGTGTTTCTTCTTCATCACATATTGTTTGTTTGGGAATCCCATAAACAGATAGCCATCCTTTTTCATCATTTATATATACATTGTAAGGCGTTGAACCTTTATAACATGTTTCATATACTGGCAAATCCATCAATAGTTCTGGAATAACCTTTTCCCCACAATTGTTTACCATTATTTTATAATTATAATAAATAAAATGAAAATATTCAATTTTATAATTAATTATTAATCTATTTAAATTATTATTTAAACATAGATTAACTTACTAATACAATGAAATCATTATATTTATTCGTTTTACTAACATTTATATCTAATACAAACGGANGGACTATTTTATCACCTTTGAANTCTATATCNCAAAATTATAATGTAACTATACGATATTACAATACCACAAATTGTTTTTCAGAACCATATAGTATTATTTCAACACCATTAGATGTATGTGACTATAGCAATATGTGTATACCATTCAAAAATACAACAAGCCTTTTTAAAACTTGTAGCATAAATAATACATTCAAAAATAATAATCTAAGTGTTGTATTAACATTACTTATTACATTTTTAATATTTGTTTTGTACAAAGCATGTTGTAATACATGTTTAGATAATTATTGTTATTCAGCATATGATTCGATCTATTATTGTATATTCAACAGAGATCCAAAACCAAAAAGAGCACACCCATTTAATTATAGTAGTCTTTGATTCATTTATTTTTAGTTTAATATTTTTTAGTTTAATATATTTTAGTATATTATATGAGTTGTGATGGGAAAAAAAAAGGTGAATGCCTTAAAAGTGGATTGTGTGAATGGGAATTAAGAACACTCGTGGGTCATAGCAAAAGAAAAGGCTTTTGTATTCATAAAAAATCTAAATCAAAAAAAAAGTGGCAAAACGCTCTTTCTAAAATTAGAAAATCAAACAAGGCAAAGAAAAATTGGAAAAAAGCAATGTCTAATGTTAGAAGAAGAAAACCTATAACTATTTATTTTAATCAGTTAAATAATTTCCCTGTCTTCCAAAATATGACAAGTAATACACGTGAAGGAAATAATGACAACTCATTTGGTGAATCTCCATTTATTTATCCTCTTGTAAAAGATTGGAGTGCTAAAAAAGATGATTTTGTATTGTTAAACACTATATTAGATACATCAACATCTAAATCAACATTAAAGACTCTATACAAATCCATGGCAAATCTCACAAAAAGAAAACTAATTACTTTAATAAACATCTGCTTGAGATTAGGCATTGAATTAGAATCTGAACTATGGATTCATTTAACTCAAGACTACTTTAATAGAATAAATGCTATTAAATTGAAAGATAGTGAAACCATCATAGACATAATGAAAGTGGAATTATACAATGATGGATTAGCTAACTATATTTATGAGAATTTTAGCGATGAATATAAATTAGTTAAATATTTAGAAAATGGAGAAGATTCAACTACAGAAGTAACACAATCTATTATTGATTCAATATATAATATTAAAAAATTAAAAGGAAGTTGGTATAGCTCTACAACACTGCCAGGACAGTTTACAGAACAAGATGGTTATAACGAGATAAAAAGATATGGTGGAGTAGCGACTCCTCCATATGGAAATGTTGTAATACCATACTTAATAACATCTATAGGTGTCGATGCTTTCAATGATTGTAACATGATGACTGGAATTACAATTCCAGATTCTGTTACATCTATTGGTAAAAGGGCTTTCAAATATTGTAAATCATTGAATAATATTATTATACCAAATTCAGTTATCACCATTGGATCTAATGCCTTCTCAAGATGTAAGTCATTAAAAAACATAACTATCCCAAATTCTATTACAGAGATTGAAATGGGAACATTTGATGAATGTGTTTCATTAGAAAGATTAAATATTCCAGAATCGATAACCACAATAGGAGAAACAGCTTTCCATGGATGCATCTCATTGGAAAGAATTACCATCCCTAATTCCGTCAAGAAAATAGAACAGGAAGCATTCTTTCGATGTAGTTCTTTAAAAAGAATCACAATACCAGACTCAGTAGACACCATCATGGAGGGTGTTTTCCGAAGATGCCTCTCGTTGGTAAGCATAACACTCCCCCAATCTATCACTAGCATCGAAAACTATACTTTCGCTGAATGCTCTTCCTTGACAAGCATTACCATTCCAAA